AAAAACTAAAAGCACAACTTAAATTAAGAAATTCTATTTTATCCGAGAGTTTTAAACTTGCTGAAAAAAGCACAAAAGAAAGCGAAGAAAGAAAAGCAACTTTTGAAAGAAATGCTCGTGAAGTACGGATTGAACGTGCATTCCAAGATATTGAAGATTATAAAAAGAAAGTCGAAGAGGAAATAAAAATTGAAGAGGAAGCAGCAAAGAAAAAAGAAGAGATACGCTTAAAAGAAATTGAAGACCAAAAGAATGCTGCGGAACAAAGGATGCAAATTGCAGCCAACGGATTTGCAGTAATTGGACAACTTGCTGATGCCTTTGCAGGAAAGTCGGAAGAACAACAAAGGAAGGCATTTGAAATAAATAAACAAGCATCTATTGCACAAGCTATTGTTGAAACCATTGGTGCTGCACAATCTGCTTATGCTTCACAAATGGCAATCAAAACACCTGATGCACCAATAAGAGCAGCCATTGCCGCTGCTGTTGCAATCGCATCAGGTATCGCTCGTGTGCGTAAAATTGAGCAAACACAATTTGAAGGGAAAAGTGTAGGTGGTGGCGGTGCAACTGGTACACCCGCACAAAGTCCGGGAGCAGCCGTTCCACTCACAGGCGGTGCGCTACCCGAAGAAGGTCAGTTTGGTGGCATGGGCAGGGTGTACGTGTTGGAGGGTGACATTACCAAAACGCAGACAAGAGTCCGCAGGTTAAGAAATACAAGTGTCGTTTAAACCTACTTTTAAAGATATGGAATTACCAGTGTACAAAATTGTGGTCAATGATGATGACGAAACAGGGGTGGACTTTGTTTCTCTCGTTGACCGACCAGCCATACAAAAAGACTTCATGCTGTTCAATGAGCAATTCGTTGATCCGACAGCAAACGAAACCGAAGATGAATTTATCAGCCGTTGCATCCCGGTAATGATTGGCGAAGGCATGGAACAGGAACAAGCCGCAGCCGTGTGTTACAGCAAATGGGAAAGCAGACAGAAATTTGAAAGCTACTCGGACTATCCCGAAGCGGCCAAAGAAAATGCAAAGGTTGCTTTGCGCTGGGCAGAAGAAAACGGATGGGGTGACTGCGGAACTGCGGTGGGTAAAATCAGGGCTAATCAGTTAGCTAACGGTGAAGCCATTACTCGTGACACCATTGCAAGGATGGCAGGGTTTGAAAGGCACAGGCAAAACAGCGACAAGGAATTAGGTGACGGATGTGGCCGCCTGATGTGGTTGGCTTGGGGTGGTGACGAAGGCATCGAATGGGCAAGTCGCAAATTGCAACAAATAGACATGAGACAGGCATACTCTGTGCAGTCGGAAGAAAAGCGGATTGTGACAGGCCCGGCAATGTTAGCCGATTTACCCATTTACCGCTACGATGACATACGTGGTGAATACTACGTGACATTTGATGCCGACACGATTTGGAAGATAGCAAAGAAGTTTGTCCGCAATGATGCCTACAAAGCAGTCAATACCGACCATGCCAATCCGGTTAAAGAGGGTGTTCACATGATTGAGAGCTACTTCATTGACCGCAAACGTGGTGTGATGCCACCTACCGGGTACGAAGATGCAAAGGATGGCAGCTGGTTCCTGACCTATTTAATAGACAATGAGGAAATTTGGGCAAAAGTTAAGGATGGCGAATGGAAAGGATTTTCAGTTGAGGGTCTTTTCGACATGGAAGAACAAGACGAAGTGCTGGAAATGATGCGTGAAATTACCGCCATGCTGAAAAATTTTGCATAGGCAAAAACATAACTACCTTTTAAGATATATGGAATTTAAATCAGAATTAGCCGAAATGAAGTTATCTCTTGCCGCATTCATGGCAGAGGTAAAGCAGCGTTTCAGCGAAGAACCTGTGCCTGCTGCGTTTGGTGAGTTGACTTTGGTTGACGGAACTATCGTGGTTTTTGAAGGTGAGGAACTTGCCGCTGGAATGCTATTGAACGTTAAAGGCGAAGAAGGTATTGTTCCTGCTCCCGATGGAGTGCATGAAACTACCACTGGTCTTTTGGTTACAACCAAAGATGGTGTGGTTGAAATGATTGAAACCAAAGAAGCCGAAGCAGAAGTTGCAGAGGTTGAGGTTGAAAATCAGTTTGCATCATTGGAGCAGTTCGATGCTTTGAGAGCCGCTAACGAAGAACTGGCAGCGAAAATCGCTACCCTTGAAACTGCACTTGTAAACATCCTTGGTAAAGTTGAAGAAACTTTCAGCGTGTTTGAAAAGTTCGCAGCCACCACACCTGAACCCACAAAAAAACCATTTGGGTCAGTAAAGAAAAACGAAGAAACTTTTAATGGTTTTGTTTCAGCAATCAAAAAACTCAATAACAAATAAATAAAATGGCATTTGACGTAACAGGTCTATCGAATTACACCAAGGAAGAATCATTGCAGCTCCTGACCAAAGCTATGTTCACCGCTAAAACTGCATCTTTGTTGCAGTCTGCTGGTCAAGTTCTTCCTAACATTAAATCCGCTGAAATACTGCCTCTGCTGTACAGCGATGTTTACTTCCAAAGCGACAGCTGCTCTTATCAGTCAAGTGGCAACACTACTCTGTCAAAGCGCACCCTGACCGTTGGAAAAGTAAAAGTTCAAGAGACTCTTTGCCCCAAAGACCTCGAAACAAAATACACACAGAAAGCTCTTGCCGCTGGTGAAGCTATCGACATGGGTGTATTCACCGAGCAAATTGGAAACGAAAAAGCTGCCAAAATTGCCGAAGCTATCGAAACTGCTATTTGGCAGGGTGATACTACTGGCGGAACTGGAAACAATGCTTACTGGGATGGTTTCTTGACTATCCTTGACGACCTCGGTTTCGGCGGTGCAGGTGACCCTATTCGCGGTAACGTGGGTGGTGCTTACAGCTCAATAACTGCTTCTAACATTGATGACATCATCACTACCATTTACAGCGTTATCCCTGCTGAACTGCTTGGAAAACCTGACCTGATGATTGCTATGGGTACAGATACCTTCCGCCTGTATCGTCAGTGGCTGGTAACTGCTAATCTGTTCCACTACCCTGCAAACGAAATCGCAGAGATGGAAATCGTTGACCCTATCACTGGCATCAAGATTTACGGTCTGCATGGCATGAACGGAACGAACAAAATCGTTGCTGGTCTGTGGTCTAACTTCTTCTTGGGTACAGACCTTTTCGATGAGCAAAGTGAGTATTCCTTCATTTTCAATCCATTTGAGCGGAGAGTTCAATTCCACGCGGCCTTCAAATACGGGGTACAGCTGGCGTACTGCGACCAAATCGTGTATTTTAAACTCTAATATATCAATAAGTTAGAGAAAGTTTAACCCGGGGGGTGGGGAAAAACCCTACCCCCCTTTAATTTAAAAAAAATAATATGGCATGTCAATTAACTTCGGGTTTTACCCTTGACTGTAAGACGGCTGCTGCCGGAATCAAAAATATTTGGCTCGTGGAATTCGATGCTAAATCTACTCTCACCAAATCATCAGGCGAAGTTTCTGCCCACACTTTGAGTGGTGGCAAAAGCTACTTCAAATATGAGCTTGAAAAGGAAACTGGCTCCATGACTTGGCGCACCATTCCTTCAACTGAAAACGGAACCGTGTTTTACGAAGCTGACCTTGTTGCACGTTTGCACAAAGTTACCACCGCACAGCGCAACGAGATTAAACTTCTCGCACAGAACAGAATGTTAGCCATTGCCCTTGATGCAAGTGGTGACTATTGGCTGTTAGGTGCTGACTATGGCGTTCAATTGCAGCAGAGTGAAACCAACTTCGGACAGGCATTTGGTGACTTCAAAGGTCATGTATTAAATTTTCTCCACAAAGAGACAGATTTACCTTTGAAAGTTCAGGCCGCTGTTGTAACTTCGCTGGGTCTTTGATTTTTTCATAGTGTTTTCATGCAGAAAGGGTCGCCATTTGGCGGCCTTTTTTGTTTAACATGAAACCGACCTACTTATATAGATAGGATGCTGTACATAACCAAAGCAGGAACACCCGAATTGATAATCACAGGCAGAGAAAAGGTGACGGTTTCACCCGTGTACTATCTGTTGGTGTTTGAGTCCGAAATGTCGCAGGAACAAAAGGCATTTATTGTAACCGATACCAGCACAGCACCCAACAGATACCAGCTATTTTCATTTGTAGAGGGCAGCAGCACCGCAAAAACATTGGCCGTAGGTACGCATTATTGGGCTTTATACGCACAAACTTCCTCGACCAATACCAATCCATTACTTGCATCACAGGAAATTGACCGGGGATTGGCATATGTTACCGCATCGCATACCGCATTTAACGACCATGAGGTCAATACAACCATTAAGCAGCACCATATAGGATGAGTTTCGATTTACTACGCATAAATTTCACGGAGTCAAAGTTGCCTAAATTCAAGGAAAACAAGAATAAAGGCATCGTGACCTTTGGGGAAAAGAACGATTTCCCTGATACCTTACTTGAATTTTACAACAGAAGCCCAAAACATGGGGCTATTGTAAGGCAGAAAGCCCGTTTTGTAGCAGGTGAAGAAACACTTGTGGATGGCAACCCCAGCGCAGTTAAGGTAATTGACTATGTAAACCCATACGAGGGAATACAAGAGTTCAAAAATAAACTGGCTCTGGATTACGAAGTGTTCAACGGCTTTGCGTAT